GTGTTGAACTTTAAACATCTATTTGAAAAATACAAAGCAGTTGGCAAAACAAAATTAGAACTGCACATTGTTGGTGGAGAACCTACACTGTGGCCCAAGTTGGGAGAGTTTGTAACAGAAATAAGAAAGATGATTCCGTCTTATATCACTATCAGTTCAAATGGCAGTAGAACTGTGAGATGGTGGCGCAAGTATGGTGAAGTGTTTGATAAAATTTTATTAAGTGCTCATTGGAATCAATGTGACGTGCCGCATTTTATTGAAGTAGCGGACACACTGCATGAACTGGATAGAAGTCCTAACGCAATGGTCTTAATGGATCCAACTCAATGGGACGTGTGTTTAGGGTTAATTGATAAGTTTAAACAAAGCAAACATGATTGGTTCATAAGTGCTATGGAAGTCATGCACAGCACAATCAATTACACAGAAGAACAAAAAGCATTTGTATCTAAACCTACAAAAAGAAGACCTAGCCTGTGGCATTTGTGGACACATAGAAAACATTTGAAGGAAGAGCCTACTATAAAATTAGAAGATGGATCAAAGAAAAAAGTCAATCGTAATTGGCTTGTATTAAACAAACAAAATGACTTCCGGGGTTGGATGTGTAATATAGGAGTAGACAGTATGATGATAGATCCTGCAGGTCTGGTAACAAGTGCTTGTAGAACTAGTTTATTTGAAAATTACAACATATACGATCCAGACTTTGTTACAAAATTTAATCCTGATATAAAACCAAAAATTTGTGACAAACGCAACACCTGTATGTGTCAGCCTGAAAGTTTGTTGGATAAAGTTAAGATTTAACTTTCGTTATATTGATATCTGCGGCACAGGTACACCATTCACGTGTACAGTCAATTGCTTCAGTAGGTTGTGCAAACGTACCTTCATAGATGTTTCCAATAGGACCTCCCACTCTACAAGTGGCTCTGTGAACTTCTCCGTCCCAATTGATCATTAAACTTTCCAATCCAGCATTGCATTTCCAACTTTTAAACTGATTTGTTTTTTCAATCAACAAGTCATTTGTGTTGCAAGAATCCTTTTCATCTATCAATGTGTTGTGTGGAGGGTTATGGTTTTGTGCTACCAAAAAATCTTTTTCTTCTACAGAATAACGTTCCATATCTTCAAAAACATCGTGTGTTTCGGTCCAACGAATTGGACGCAGAGCATACTTTATTCCTGCTTCTTTTAGGCGTCTACAAGCGTCAGCGACGTCATCTAACTGCCCTGGTAACATCATTACGTGTGCTAGTATATTTTTATTTTTTGTTTGTTGTGCGACGTTTAAAACGGTTTCTATCACCTTTTGGTAGTCGTATTCAAAGTGTACAGAAAACACAATATGGTTTATTAACCTATCCAAAATGTCTATGTAGAACTCTGCAGTTCTTGTACCGTTTGAGGTTACATTTAGCCAAGATACTTTTGGTTTGGCATACTCCAACAGTTCTAAAATTTTTGGATGTACACACGGCTCTCCACCTGTAAAACTTATTCTGATGTTTTTAATTTTGGATAATTCATCCACAGCATTTTTTAAAATTTGTATGTCTGTGTGGGGGCTTGTATTGTCATGTATCACTGGCGGACAATAAGAACAATCGTAATTGCATCTCTTGCCAAGATTCCATTCCACCTTTACACTTTGTTGAATGTGAGGATATAGATGTTCTACTTTAAACATAACCTTGAAACTCCGGATTAATTTTTTCAAACGGTCCTTGGTTTCTTGAGAGATCAAGTTTTCTATTAAAGTCTACACAATCTAGCCAATATTCATTTAGGTCTTTTGCTTGTAAAAAGTTTATGTTGTCTTGTATTTGTTGTTGTGTAATTTTTTCTAATATTGGGTGTTGTTTTACTATTTCATAATCTTTTATTTTAGGTTTCATTGCTTCTAGTTTTGCAACCACCTGATCTTTCAATGCTTTGGGCAATACCTGTGCCGATAGTGCTCTAGGATAACTAACTCTGTGACTGTAAAACACAATCTTCATCTCTCTTAAAAAATAATCTATAACTTTGTCTATCTGCATTATGTTGTTTGCTTGTACAGTAAATGCACCTACTATTCTACTAACTGTTTTAATTTTTTTCATTTCTTTAATGTTGTATTCAACATCTGAAAATTTACCATTGCCTCTAATATATTCATATGTGTCGTGTAACCCATCTATACTAACATTCACAGCAACACTTTTAAACTTGGGCCAATAATCATGTACAGTTCTTCCACCTTTAATGCCTAGTTTAGTTCCATTTGTGGCATACTTAATTTCAATATTATCTCCATTTTTAGATAATAAATCTAGTATTTTATAGTGTACAGGATCCATTAAAGGTTCTCCTCCAGCAAATTCTACACGTCTAAAGTATGGCAGTAGTTTTTCTAGATTATCCCAAAAATGTGCTTTGTCTTCAAATATTCCTACATAAGGTGCTTTAGTTAATCCCAAACTTTCAACAGCATCTACTAGATAATTTTCTTCTTTTTTATAATGATCAACAATAGAATTCCAATCTTTCCATTGTGTAGAATCTAAAGGATTACACATTCTACATTTTAAATTACATAAGTTATTAATTTTAATTTCTATTGTGGGCAATTCAAACGGCATTGAATAATCATCGTTAAGTTTGTCTAATGCATTTGGGTATAAATTGATTCTAGATTCCGGAGATGAATCAGTAATATGTCTTTGACGTAGGCTTTGAACTCCTTGATCTTCTAAATCAAAACAAGGTTCACACACATCTGGACGTTCATCGTTTAGCACTTGACGTCTTACTTCTTTCATTTTGTCCGAGTTCCATGCTTCTTCCAGACTCATATCTTTTATATTAGCAATAGGAAGACTACGACAGCACACTTTAATTGCTCCATCTTCTCTAGTAGCCAATCCCGTAAAAGGGTGCATACAAAAGGTACAACTGTTTTTATTCTTCATTTTCCTCCCACGGATCTTTAGGATTTGTCCAATCTTTTCCAAAACGCCACATTGGTGCTTTTAGTGTTTCAATATCCACTTCATAAAAATCTCCAATAGGTCCTGCATCAATGTCGTAATCTACAAAACCCGACCATGCGTGTTGTGACACTATTAATTGTATCTTATCGTATTTTTCTTTTAGCAGTCGTAACAATTGGTTTTGTTTAAACACTCTTTGTTTAGTTGGTACAAATGGCACTGTTGGCTCATAAGCAAAGATGTTGCTGATGTTGAAAATAACATTTCTATGATTTATGGGTGTTATAGTGAATTCATTCAACAGATCACATTCAACAAACTTAAATTTAATTTTATCTCTAATGTGCCATAGATGTCTAAAAGTTTCAAAATGTTCTGCTACCTCTAATTTGGAATTTAGCCAGTCTGGTGTTTTGTGTCTATTTTTAGATTGTAAAAATTTATGATAATCTCCACCTTCGAACTCTTTTATTGTTTGTTCCATGTAATACAATGCATTAGGATTATAATCATAAAACACAACTTCAGTGGCTTCGTCATACCCATGCTTATCCAAATATTTTAACCAATTGAATCCACTAGCAGGTGTAATCAATTGTTTAATAGTTCCTGTGCTTACTGACTGCAATTCTTCTGTGTTAATTGGATAAAACAATCTATTAGCACTCTGATTGTATTTTTTAAATATTTGTTTGCTGTTTTCATTAAAATCAGTTTCGTGTACTGCATAATAACATTTTTTGCTCATTCTCAAATTTTCATCAAACACTACAATTTTTTCTCTATTATCCAACGCGGCTCTTATTATATTCCATCCATGCCATTTGTGTTTGTATGTTTTGCTTTCATTACCAGGCTTAATCCATAAAGGTGTGTAATCATCATGGAAATTTTCATCGCTTCTTATAGGTTCTGTAGAAAAATGTTCTGAGTTTCTTTTTAGTTCACCTATCTCAGGCATTTCTAGTTCTTTATGTTTCTTTAAATTGATAACATAACATTGTTCATGAAGCTCGTAGTATCCTTCTTTTCTATCTAAAATGTGTCCTGCAATATAAAAATCTTGTTCAATTAGTTTGTGTAAATGTTTAAAAAACGATTCTCCTTGAAACTCTGTGTCAGGAGTAAACACCACAGCATAATCATATTGATCAATCAGTTTGCTTATTGTTACATCTTCTGATATAGACACCATAACGTCATATCCCATTGTGTTTAAATTTCCTATTTGATATTCCGCAATATTTTGAACTAATTCTTTTGCTGAATTATTTTTAATTGCATGAAAATTACTTTCAAGAATAAAAACTATATTGTGTTTTTTATGTTGTGCATCATATTGAAATGCCATATTTTTTAATACTCCTATCCAATAATTCGTTAAATTGTTTTCTTTTATTGCCAATGTGTGCTTGAGCAATCATGTGAACTCTTTCAGCATTGGCGTTGTTTACTACTTGATGATCTTTTAGTATGTTAATTAAAAATACTTTACCATGTTTCCAAGGCACTATTCCATGATCTTTAACTTCCATATAACACAGTGCTGGGTGCATCACAGCAACATTTATAGGTATTAAGTATTCACAAAGATCATCTGGTAACGGATGTCCTGGATCATCATTGTGCCAATCTATTTTTCCTGCAGGATTTAATTTCATAAAACGTATTCTACTGTATCTTTCTGCTGGAAAGTCTTCCCAAAACTTTTTTGCTAATGGAGTATCTACTTGAAGACTGGTCCAATCATACGGAGCATTTAGTTCATCTTCATATCCATATTCTTTTGCAACTCTTGTTTTGTCTACATCTAATCCATGCAAACAACAACTTTCCCAACCTTTATGAGTTTCATCTTCTCTATGCTCCACGTAATGAGCATTTACATTATTAAATTCTTTTGTATCTAAATAATCCATAAAATTTATATCCAGTTCTAGCCAAGGCAGACTGCCGTCTTTAAATTTGTTAAAAACTTTGGTTGCTGTATCCATATTATTTCTTATGTCCTATAATCATAAATCTGTTATACTTCTCTGTAGATAATGAAGCACTTGATTCAACAACAAGTCCACAGTCTTTTTCAAATTCTTTCAGTGACTGTTTGCAGTTCACGTGTTCTTCACAGTTAAAGAAATCATTACTTTGTAAAACAATTCTTTTATTGCTTGGTAATTTGGCTAGCCATTCGTTGTATTGTGTTGGAGTCATATGTTCGCACACAGTATTAATAATTAGATTATGTTTGTCATAATTGTTATATAACACCATATCCGATGTGATTGACTGAAACCTTCCTTGTATTTCATAATCTTTGTTCATTATGTTTGCCACTGATTCACATTTACTGTCTATGTCCATACTAGTAACCCGAGTAATATCTAACTCACTGTTAAACAATAATGTTGCTAAAACACCATTCCATCCGCCACACAATAAAATATTGTAAGGAAGATTTTGTTGATATTTTTCCAAGTAATTGATCAACCAAACTTTACTATTGATTTGTCCTTTCCAGAAACTTTCTAATGTACGATGCTTATCATCAGACTGTCTGATTGCGTCCATCCAAAACATCACATCTGTAATATTAATCTTCAAATTGAGCTCCTAGTTTATCAAAAGAACCACACTGTTTACCACACTCTTGCAATGGCGTATGACCCCAAGTTTTTTCAATCTTATCAAAGTATCCATTGTTAAATATTTCTTTTAGACTATGTTTATTTAAATTAGGAAATTCTCCAATTCTGTCCATGTAATCTATTCTACTTGCCTGATAAGGCGGAATCCATTCCATATCTAACCAACAGCAAGGAGATATATTACCACAAGCACTCACATACAACTGACGATTTTTTACTGCTTTACATATAATAGTTGGCGTAGTTTCATTTTGTGATTCTTTTACTAAAGGTATCATCTCTGCACTTTTTTGTGTGGGTTCTAATTTGTGTAAAGGATTACCTTTCTCATCTATTACTTGCAAAGCACCTTGATGAAATCTTGATGTATGTTTAGTAGTAAATGTTTTAAATCCTAAATTTTGAGACATCTCCCTTGCCTCTTCTACTTGATGTTCATTGTGTTTGAACACCAGCATATGCCATTTAGCAAATCCACCTTCTTCGATAAATGCGTTAGCATTACCTATAATTTTGTCAAAATCTGTAGATATTCTATAAAGATGATTAGTATCCTTTAAGCCATCTAATCCAAAAGTAACTTTTACATTTACTTTTGCTAACTTTCTCCACCATTCTTTATTTTTAGCACTTCCGTTTGTGTGCATGGCAAGTCCTATTCTAGGATTGACTGCTCGTAGGTGTTGGTATATTTCTAATGTGTCTTTGCTGACAATTGGGTCTCCTAAATTTCCGCACATAAACAAACTGTCTAATTGTTTAATAAAATCTTCAGGAAACCATTTTTTAAATATTTCTAATGTAATATCATCTAAATGTATAAAAGGATTTAATGGACCGCCATTTATTCTTCTAGGACACATAGGACATTTGGCTTGACATCTACTAGTGATTTCTAAATGAATATCTCTTATATCTTCCAGTTTATACATTTATTGTTTCCTTCTGTCTTGATTTAGGGATTTTACTATCAGCAGAACTGACGCAAGTTGGTGTTATACATTTACTAGGATTTTTAAATAATTCAAATCCTTCATCGATTGTTCCTAACGGTTCATCGTGACAACTGTATGCTCTTTTAATTTCACCTCCCGGCTCTCTTACAATACAACTTTGATACCCTGCATTACAATTCCAACCTTGAAACTTATTGAATCCAAAAGCATTAAATCTTTCTGCTTGATCTAATTCGTAAAAATTATCTTTGTGGTCCATAAGGCTTATTTGACCAATTGCTGATCCATCATTTTTCTTTAATGGAAATCCTGTTTTCATTAATTCTATTTGCTCGCCACTGTAACCTGATACAATTTCACTTGCTGATTCATTGCTTTGTGGTTTTAATGTGACGTTTATTCCTCTATCGTTAAATCTTTTACATCTATCATATAGTTCATTAAACAGTTCTGGAACCATTACTTGATTAATTGTAACATAAACTCCTGCATCTGTTAACATTAAAAGTTTATCTCCAAAAGTTTGTTCATCTGCAAATTCGTGATGGTAACTTGCAGTTATGCTTCTACGCATTAAGGACTCTGTGGCTTTAAGCCAAGTTTTCCACCATTTCATTCCTGGCGAACAATTTGTTGTCATGTGAATACTTTGATATTTACTTTTTTCATCTGAGGCATAATGACCAATCAAGGGCAAGAATCTTTTGTATGCTGTTGGTTCTCCACCACTAAAACTAAAATGAAACTTATCAAACCCATTACTTCGTGCTTGAGATTTAATTTCATCCATTGTTTTTTTATAAACTTCTAATGGTCTGTGGTCTACTTTTTTAGAATGGGCATAGGGCCAACAATATGAACAATCATAGTTACAGAATCTGCTTAATATCCAACTCACATTGAATAAATTTTTCCATATCATTGTTCGTTGTCCAAACTGGATGATATCATGAAAAGGTATTTTAGTAGTAGGTACTGACACTGCAGGTCTCCTCAAAATGTTTTTTCAGCCAATCAAAATCATTAATGTAATTCAGTTTGTCTTTGTTTTCTGTGCCGAATTTTTTACCTGACTTTGCTCCTTCAATTGCAAAGTCTCCGTAAGGTCTATCTGCACCTTTGCTACACCATACATCTAATCGATGTTCTGTTTCATTGTCTTGTTGTCTATCAATTATTTTAGAACTTAATTTTACACACTCTCTAAAAGCACTTTTCCACGCACTGAAAGGATCTGAATTAAATGCTGTGATGTTTGATACTTGCTTAATTGCTTTAAAGTTTTTAGAAATACTTGTAGTCATATCAGTTGTGGTTGTATTCATATCTAAAGTTAATTGCTTTGGTAATAATTTTACTCCGCCATATCCATATTGTAAATCATTTATAGGATTGCGACTTTGCCACACATGGACTGTTTCTAAATTGTATTGGTCCACGCTGTAATCGAAATTAAAGTCATCTACTATTTGAGCATCTGCATCAACTACCCAAAACATTTTTGTCATGGATACTTCTGCCGCTTCTATATGTGCTTTGTGAATTCCTTTCACTCCTTTTACTCGTTGAGCAATAGGAAAACGTTCACACAACGTTTTATAATTGTGATCTGCTAAATCTTCATTGTAACTTATAAACACAATGTCATACATTATCTTGTTTTCCTCATTATTCTTGGAGTATTAAGATACACTTTCTTAAAAAACTTACTCTGTGCTTCACTTAATGGAGTTATGGGTAAGTCAATCTCGTGTTCAGCATTGATCTTTTTACCTAGTTCAATACTGTCTTTATAAAAGTCAACTTTAACGTCATCATGAAGTTCAAACTTCCAATACTTTTCAAAGAATCTATATTCGTTTGCTTGACCGATGTCCCAATCTGTACACATTGTAAGATAACATCCTGTTCTTGCTCCATGAATAGCATGAATGCCGTAAGGATTATCCATACCCACTGTCATCCATACAAGTAATCGTTGATAGTTTTGCCACCATAAGTCTTTTGGTGCTTGTCGAACATTTTTATCCAAACTCATTTTAACACCTTCTCTAAATCCTGCTCTCCAAGCCTG